GTATCAAGAAGGTTCCATTGATACGGCATATTGGGAAAAATTTGCAACTGCCCCAGGAGCCTTATTGCCTGTCAATCAAGGTTTTGAATCTCCAAAAGAAGTGATGCCAGCCCAATTATCGGGAGCCTTCTATCAGATTGTACAAAATGGTAAAGCAGATATGGAATACTTAGCAGGTATTTACGGGACATCAATGGGTTCGCCTGATAAAGATGTAGAAACATATCGAGGCTTACTTGCTTTAGATGAATACGGCACGCGTAGAGTAAAGCAATGGTTAAAAAGCAGTATTGAGCCATCACTTAAACAATTAGGGCAAATAGTTAAAGATTTTAGCCAAGGGGTATACAAAGCGCATAAAGTAATGCGAATTGTTCAGCCTAATAATATAGAAAATATGAAAGAAGTAGAAATCAATGTTCCTATATACAATGACTATGGTGATGCAATTGGGAAATGGAACGATTATTCAGTAGCAAAATTTGATGTTCGTATTATTGCAGGGTCAACGCTTCCTGTAAATAGGTGGGCATATTTAGCTGAAATGAAAGAATTGTTAAAACTTGGCATAGTAGATGATATAGCCGTTCTTTCTGAAACAGATATACGTAATAAAGAAAAAATTGTACAACGTAAAAGTTTATATGCTCAATTACAAAATCAATTAGAGCAATTACAAGAGCAAGTCAAAGATAGAGAAGGAACAATAGAAACGCTATCAAGACAATTGGTCCAAGCGGGTATTAAAGAAAAAGTAACGCAAGGACAACAACAAGTTGCAAAAGCAGTAATGGATAGGCAATTATCCGAAGGCCGTTCTGCAGATAGAACCAAAGCCGAATCTGATTTGCAACGTCAAATGCTCAAACAGAATTCATTAATATCAAATGGAGTACCAAATGAGTAGTGAAACCCAAACGGTAGATAACCCAGTTACAGAACAATCTGATGTAGATGACGCTGTATTTGGCTCTACAACAGGATTCTTTGAAGACCTTGATCGTGAAGTGAATGGCGCGATTCAAGAAGGCAAAGAACCTCAAAAAGAAAAAAAATCAGAAGAACCATTGAATGAAACTCCCATGTTTACAGAATTAAACGATGTGGACTCTGAAAATGATGGCACTGATTGGAAAAAACGATATTCAGATTCGTCACGTGAGGCTCAAAAAATTAAACAAGAGCTAGATGAGATGAGCCGTTTTAAACCATTCGTGGAAGCCCTCCAAAATGATGAGGGATTAGTATCAACAATAAAGGATTACGTACAAAACGGAACCAAACCTAAAGAACTCAAAGAAGAATTAAATCTTCCTGAAGATTTTGTTTTTGACTCTGATGAAGCATTTTCAAATCCTGATAGTGATAGCGCGAAAGTTTTTAATAGCATGGTTTCTCGTACCGTTAATAATCAAGTAGAAAGAAAACTTTCTGCTCAAGAAAAAACGATGCAAGAACAAACAGCTAAAGCGGAACAAGAGCGACTAGCTATAGATTTTAAAAAGAAAATGAATGTAAATGATAATGATTTCGATGCTCTAATGAATTGGGCTGATGAACATAAAATATCATTTGAGGACATTTATTTTTTAAAAAACAAAGATGCTTTTATGTCAAATGTTGCTAAAAACACCAAGAGCGATATGCTTCAACAGATGAAGGCAGTGCAACGCATTCCAACATCTGCAGGAGCAACTAACTCTCGGTCAAAAGCAATAGATGCCAATGATGCGGTGTTTGATGCATTAAAAGGCTTAGATAATCAGGTGGATTCTTTATTTGATTAGGTTGTTTTGGAAATAATCTATAAAAGATAAAAGGAGTACACAATGGCTGATAGTCCATTATTTCTTAGTACATTAGACCAAGCTCCTTCCGCGAAGGGCTCAAGCCCAGATACAGGTGGAAGTGGCATTGGTGATCTCAGAAGACGGTATGCGTTCGGTGACCGCGTATCAGAACTAGCAATAGACCAAACCCCGTTTTTTCGTTTCTTATCCATGGCGGCTAAAAAACCAACAGACGACCCCGAGTTCAAATCTCTTGAAATGCGTCATAGCTTTCATAAAAGGTATTGTTATGTTGTTGCTCACGATATGGATGCTACTGCATCTACAAACTTAGCAACTGATAGTCAATACGCAGTTAATGCAATACCTGCTGTAGCAAAACAAGCTTCAGGTCAGATTTTTGCAGTAAAAATGGAATCTGATTTTCAAAATGCAGGTAACATTCAAAGCGTACTTGGTCAAACAGGCATAGCTATGGGTTCAAGTGGCACAAAGCCAAATTGGATTTTAGATGGGCAACTACTTAAAATTCCAATGAACGTAGTAACTACGGCAACAAATAGTACTGTTTTAAGAACAGAGTATTTTGTTTGTCAGGTTTTAGGTTCTTCAACTTTGGCTACTGATAGTGAATCCGTAGGTGTTTTGGTAAAAGTAATTAGACCAATTGTCGTAAGTGGCGATGAGCGAGTTGCTTTTATTGGACAAGCTTATGCAAGTAGTGCTTGGTCAGCTTCGGGTTTAAATACAAATGAAGCTAGTAAAGTCTATGCAGTAGGTTCTGCTCATGCTGAAGGAAGTTCATTTCCTAGCACTTGGCAAGATCAACCATATAGCGATGTCTTTGGTTTAACTCAAATCTTTAAGACAAGTTGTCAGATGACCAATACAGCTAGAGCAACCCAATTAAAGCTTGTTCCCGATGAATGGGCTAGAATTTGGAAGCAAAAGTTAATTGAGCATAAATACGATATGGAACAGGCTTTCTTATTTAATAGAAAGTATGTAGATGGCACTACTCGTTATACGCAAGGTATTGTAGATTATATTCTCCAATCTGGAAATATTTTCTCTTTAACTGAATCTACAAAGTCTCAAGATTCATTTCTTGATGACATGAGTAGTTATCTTGACCCTCGCTATAACAATGGTAATGCTACTGTGTTTTTTGCAAATACTGCAATTTACAATTGGCTCCATAAACTCAGTGGATACTTTGCTAATAATGTTGGCATGGTTAAAGCAGGAGCTACAGCTCCTAATGATGCTTCATTGGGCAGAGCCGATATGGCAATTACAGGCAAATCCAAGAAGTTTGGATTGAACATTACTACTATCTCTACTCCTTATGGAGATATGAATGTTACTCGTAACATCCACCTTGATGGCGGACAAGCGGGTGCAAAAATGGTAGCCGTAAACATGAAGCATGTTGCTTACAGACCATTGGTCGGTAACGGTGTGAATCGTGATACTGCAATCCATGTAGGTGTTCAGAGTCTTGAGAATACTGGTGTTGACAGAAGGATTGACCTCATTCAAACTGAGGCTGGTCTTGAGTGTCTAATGCCTGAAGCTCATGCAGTTTGGAAGTAACTAACTAAGTGAAGGGCGGGATAGCCTCCTCTCCCGCCCACTTCCTTATATGGCAAACTTTAGCACACAGATAACAGAAATTATAGGTTCAGCGGGAATCAATACGCTTGATTATTTCAATCAAGGCTTAATTGATGCTACCCAACGTCTTTTAATTGTAAATCCTTCCATTATTCCAAAACTTGAAACAGAAACAATTGAAGAAGACAATAATACGGGAAGTGGTGATGCAAATGTAAATGATGGAATATCTATTGAAAATCAAGGAATGTTAATTTCTGTTGCTAGGGACGACAAAGTATTTAATACTGGAACTGACCCATCTCCGACCTATACAGTTGGTAAAAGAATTGCAAATCAAATTAATCCAAATGACCGTTTTATTGCAGAAGATACAAGCTCATTAAAACGAGCAACTGTTTATCATCCTAAATATTATGTGTTAAACGGAAAAGTATTTATTTTGCCTCAATTATCTAATGCTACTATAAGCGGTGGTGATGTACGAGACAATGGAATTGTCACTTATATAAAAATTCCAAAATTAACTTCAACTTCAATTACGGGTGTAGTTGCAACTGCGGCTGACCCAACTGTTTTTGGTAAAACTGATCATGGTTTATTAACTGGCGACATTGTTACTTTATCTGGCTTTAGTCAAATGGTAGAAATAAATGGAATGACTGGAACTGTTACTAGAGATAGTGCAAATGCATTTAAAATTAATGGTGTTTCAGCTGACCCACAAGAAACTACAGGGGGAACTGTAACTATAATTACTAGAAATGGAATTAGTTATGGTTTAGAATCTTCTTCAATTACGGGTTTTCCTGAAGAATATTATCGCGCTCCGATTTTATACGCTTGTATTAAAGTTTTACAAGAATTAATTCATACTGATACAGATACACTTAATACATTAATTGTAACAGATGAAGACCCTGAACTTGCCGTATTACAACAACAAAAAATTGATGGCAGATTAAAACAACAACAATTATTACAAGCAGAATATGAACAAATATTTATGCCGTATCAAATGCCAAGTAAAGAAGAAAAACAAGAAGGAGCTAGGCAGTGACCGTAAAAGAATTAATGGAACGAATTGGTATAGTAGATGAAGGATTTACTGTTGCTTATATCAATGATGCCGTTCGAGAAATACAAAATATGATTGAAGACAATGTAGTAAGAGAAGCAACAACAAATATTGTAAAAAATAAACGATATTATGCCTTACCTGAAGATATGATCAATTTATTAAAAGTATTTATTTATGATAGTACAAACGATGAATACATACAAATAGCAAGAACAATTCAAACTTTAAACGATGATAGGGATGATGTATGAAAAATAATTGGGTCTATTATGTCGGCGGTCGAAAGATTGCTTTGCTTAAACAAGACAATTCTACGCTAGAATACAAAAGTTCTGATGAAGCGATTACAAATGGATTAAAATTTGAATTTACCAAAATGCCAACTGCAATTAATAGTGGCGAT